GATATATATATGAAAGATATAGCAAGACCAACTGTGTTGAATATACCAGGTTTAGAGAAAGTGAGGGAGGTTTGGAGTATAATCAAATGTAATAAGATTCTCGTTGTAGCATTAATGCTCAATCACACTATTCTGAGCTGGTTTTATATCCCGGACATATTTATATTAATAGGCAACTTCTATTTCTTCACATATAAATATGATAACCAGCGAATATGTCATATCTCAGACGATCAATAAATACATGGTCGTAGAAAGAAGGAATATGAAGTGGGTATCAAGGAGTCACTAAACACCATTTCGAATTCAAGTATAGAGTATCTTAATAGGTAACATGGAATGGTCATAAGCGAACAAACAGATACAAAGGATATATCAGGATTCAATTTGTTGTCATTCAAAATCTTTAGGGAACCATAATAAAAATACACCCAACCTAGACGAGTGCTTCACGAACATATACAAACTTTAGACCATCGAACTATATACTCTTATTCTAATTGCCCAAAAACTAGTCTTAGAGCTTTGTATAGGCATGTGAACATTAAGATTATACCAGATAGCTGGGCTATTAAAAAGTTGAAGAATAACGTTAGACGTTCGCTTAAGTACTTGCCTAAGACTCCCCAAATGCCATTATAGATCGAAGAATATCTGGATCGAGTATAGCTAAAGGATAATATTAAGTATCTAAAATACAAGACAACTTATCTTGCCCTAATGGACGGATCCCAAACTAAAATAAATGCTTAGTATTATGAATGCATAGTAAAAGCTGAAGAACCACATTTAATCAACTAAGAAGGGGAAGCCAGTGGTAGACCAAGAAATATCTGTAATCCGTCAGATGAGTGGAAAGTGTTGGGCGGATTTGTCCAATTCATACTCTACACAGTAATGTTATAGAAATTATCTACATCTGTGTCTGGCCAATCTATGGAAGATCTTTAAGGCTTATTCGATAGCAGGTGGGGTGATTTTTTAAATATGGACGGATCTAAGCATGATGCTAGCCAACATTATACCCTTCTTTAGGCTTGTATCCATTAAGTGGTGAAACACTATGAACCATATATAAAATAATGTTTCGATATTTCGGGATTGCTTCATTTATGGCCCTAAGTATAGGAAGCTTTATATAACACTCAATTCTACCTATAGTAGGGATCTCCATTAACTTGGTAGGCTAAAATTAGAGGTACTATGTTTAGCGGGCAATATTACACATACTTGGCCAATACTATCTAGGTACACTGCTATTTACGAACAGTAATGGATCTGGAGTGTTTTGTCAGTGATCCACTTTTTATAGATAAGTGCAGTGGTGACGATTAGATAGTGCAAACTATTACACCATACATCAATAAGTTCAATAGAGAGATATTCCGCTATTATTCAGACGGATCTAAGGTAGGTAGGTATGGATTGGGTCAAACGGTCAAAGAACTTGGACCATAACTAGGGTTTTGTTCAATGGTGGGTTACCGCGGGGATTAACTGCTCTTCACTAGGATCATAAAAACAGTAGATGGTACAGGTTGCAATAATAGTGGACTGATTACTAGCAATAAGATATTGACCAGTAAGATGCTGAAGAATTTGCGTGATTATACTGGAAGTTTGTGGGCAAAAGAAATTCCTTTCTACTCAGACCTGTATTAATCAGTATAATAGGTAGCACCACCAGATTCTTAGTGGTCGATGAAAATGGCATAAGCTAGGAATCTGTGTATCAACCCATTACTAGTCACTGTACCGTTCGATGAATTACCGATTTTCGCAGATTATAGAAAAACACCTATTATAACAAGTCAAAAATATCATATGAATACACGGATATATCAGAAAGTTGAGGACATATATTAGTTAAACACTCTAATAACCGGAAGGTAATAGAATGCGTTTGATGATAGTGGTTACCGAATAGATACCAATGTCATCTAAATCTATAGCAATATAGATCTCACCGATCGATGCAAATCGAATTAAGCCCAGCTAATAATAAAAAGCAACATGGAAAATTAGCAAATATAAGATGAAAAATAAAACAGAAGACCGAGGGGTAAACGATA